GTTTGATTAGAGGATTCCATATAGAAGGGTACATTTCTATAAGATGCAGGAAGTAAACGATCTCTCCAACTCATATTATACACCTACCAATGTTTGCCCTAATGGCCCTGTGATATTCAAGTCTATATTATTTCCTGATCTTTCTACTTTGGTTGTCATTAATTTCATTCCTTCAGGAGTTTCTAGCTTAAGATTTACTGTTATCATAGATCGTTCTTGCAATACTGTATCTATTTTGGTCTTAAGATCAGACATAGCAAGTTCTGGCATTGATGCTACCTGTCCTGCCATTGCAGATAATTTATTTGTAAGACTATTGAGATTGAACTTCATACGGTACATCGGAGTCTCTTCTTTCTCACCTACTTTATCTATACGATCCTGTGTATATTCTACTTCATCGACAAGATCATCCATTTCTCCAACTACTTGTCCTGATAACGTTGCAGCTGCTTGAGATTGTTGTGCTTCTAATTCTAAAGTTTCTTGTTTAAGTTTTAACAGTGCAAGATTTGTCTTTTCTGCTTGCGATTGTAATTGCGGCATTACGCCTTTTTTTTCTTTATCTGTAGCTTTCTGTTTTGATCCAAATGGTCCTTCTAAATATCCAGAATTTAGTAGTGTGATTGCAGCATTAGTTTTTTGCAGACTGCTTGTCAGCTCTTCTATCTTTGCTTTATTTTTGGCTATTTGCTTTCCTGTCTCTTGCTCAACTATCTCGCTAGAGACCTTGTTGTATTCTGCAAGAGCTGAAGTGTTTACTTTCCATTTACCTGTTTCTTTGTCTAGCTCTAGAGATGTTTGGCCAAGACGTTGTTTAAGAGTTCCTTCAAGTTCAATTAGTCTTTGCTTCTGCTGTAAGTTTGGATTCTGAATATTAACTAGTTGTTCATATTCTTTTGCCATAGCATTTGTTTCATGTTGCTCTGACTTTGCTGCATTAGCTGTATTTATGTGCGCTTTTGCATTTTTTTTCTGCCACTCATTCCATATTGTATATCCAGCAGCAAGTGCAGAAATAGCAATTAGTATTCCTTGTATTGGAGAGATACCTGTAGATAATAATTTTAATAGTGCGCCCATTCCCTTCATCACTGGCCCAATGGCAGCAGCCATTGCGGCAAAAGTAACTACCAGTTGTAGTGTAGATTCATCCAATCCTTCAATAAATGACATTACCTTTTCTAATATTTTTAAAAGTGGATCAATACCTTTTACTATTATCTTGCCAATAGTTTCCTGAAAATCTCCAAGACGTATTTTCAAATTTTCTATAGGCCCAGTACCTGCAGAGGCCATAGTCTGTGCAGTACCATAAAATTTCTTTCCTAAAGTTTCTGTAAGTCGTGCAATCCTTTCTTCTTTTGTTCCTGTCATATCTAACTGCACACCATATCGAGAAAACATATTTCTTGTTCCTTCGATATATGCAGATGCCATACGCGCAGAGGTAGTCATGTCCATGCCAAGAGCTTTACTAAAATCTGCTAAGGCAGGTAGTACTTCTTCTGTACTTGTCTGAGATAAACCAGACAATTGAGTTAACATTGTTGCAGTATTTGTGATTACTTCATCTTCGATATTTGTAGTTTTCTGTAATGCTGTAGCAAACTTACCAAAAGATTCTAGATTATAGCTAGCAGAAAGACCTGCATTATTGACAGCATTTGCTAATTTCTGCGACGCTTCTTCAGCTTCACCATATGCTGCAATTGATTGCTTCCCGAAATCCATTAATGGTTTAGTAACTTTGTTTGTTAGCGTAGTACCCATTTCAGTAAGACTTGCAGATAATTTCTTCATAGCAGAGCCAGTCTTACCAGTAACTTGTAAAAGAGGTTTTGTTAATGCATCATTTAAAGTTAAAAGTAAACTGGCTACATACTCAGACATTCAATATCCCTTTCCCTATCCAGAAGTTTGCACCACTTAGATAATAATTAAATTCATATACCATATCCAATTCAAAAATATTAGTTCCAGGAAATACCTTCAATATGCACCAGCCTAATTCTTCATAATCGGCTGGTATAGTTACTTTCCCAGGACATCTCCAAGTTTATTTACAACTTCAAGCAGGTCGATAAAATCAATTTCCCCAGCTTCTTCTTCAGATAATCCTGATAATGCAGCAATAAGTGGCCCAAGTTGTCCAGCTTCTGCTACCCCAATTCCTACTTTCTTTTTACTTGCTTGTTGCGCCATAAGACTAACTGGCAAAAGCTTAATGTGTTTGAACTTAAATCTCTGTAATTTGATTTCATGAATTAAAGAAGTCGCCCCACCAGCATTTCTACTGATGGGGAACTTCAATACGATAACCGTTTCTTCTGGATTAAAATTAATATCACTCATTTACTACTCCTTTTGTTGCAAGTAAAAACACTTACGAGTTTTCTGTAGATTCTGTCCAATACGCTCCCACAAATCTGAGTGGTGTTTCACCTTCTCCACCTGTCACAGAAAAGTTTCTAAGACAAGTAATATTTTCCATCGTATAAACTTTGCCACCACCTGCCGCTCTAAATATTGCCGTTCCATTCATCTTAATACGCGCTAACGAATCAAGAGAAACATCATCACGGTCAGTAATAGTCACTTCAAGTTGTGAAATAACAGGGGTTTCAGAAAATCCGTGCAGTCCGGTGTCTCCAAATACAGGTGCAAGTTCATATCCAGGCTCACCTGAAATACCTATACCACTAGCCACCGCCCCCGATTTATTCAGAAGCAGTTGTCCATTAACAAACACTTCAATTCTTCCAGTAATTTTCATCTAACATCCTCCTTTTAAAGTATAAACTGTATAAGACCAGCCAATACACGGAACTGGTTTACAATATCAGGTGGCATCAAAACATCCACACGATTTCTATCATCTGCATTTCTTTCTACAACAAGATTTGTTTTGAATGCATCAAGATCTTCAATCAATCCCTTATCATAAAGTGAAGTAAACAGAGAAATTATCGTCTGTCTGATTGTCTTTGGCGTTACTACATATGATCCTGCTTGTACTGGGAAAGTATCATCAGCCAATTTGTATCTTGCAGCAATAAACTGTGTATTCATTTTGGCTTTGTACTGGTATCTGATTTCAGCAAGAGTTGCCAGAGTTTCAACATCCAAATATGAAGGATCTAAAGCACCAAGCGCACTAGTCTGATAAGTTGTAATTGATCTTTCAATCTGTACATTACCACCAGCATCCACCACCCAAGTTGCAATACCATCATACAGAAGTGTATCTCTCTCGTCTCTAGTAAACTGATTATTGGAAGGAGGAGGAAGAATACCAGGAAGAGTAAGGAACTGTAGAGGTCTTGCAGGATCATTATTAAGATACTGCGCTGCAACTGCTGCCCATACTGCTGCCCATTCTTCAGGAGCATTAGGAGAATCATACATACCAATCAATGTATTGTGTGGAGAGTTTCTAGAATTACCTAAAGTAGTACAACTTGCCAGTGGCCCACGCACACAAGTAAATGCATGTCCCCACTTATCTTCAAGAGGTTTAAATCTATCTACCAATTCAGCTTCCAAAGAAGTAAGATTAGCAGCTTCGATATAGGGATTTACAATACAATGATACTGATCATTTCCAATTACTGCCCAAACATCTGCCAATGTAGGATCGCCAGTACCACCAGCAAATCCTGTAATTGTTGCACTATCTTTAAATACTGTAGGATAGTTTTCACCACCATAATAATTAAATCTTGCATTAAGATAGTTACCGACAATACCAGAATTGATTGCAGATAATACTAATCCTGAGGTTGCATTTGTAGATGCCCATACACCATAATTAGGATCTGCATTAATCATGGTTTTATATGCACTGTTAACATCGGTAACAGACCATGCAGAGGTTAGTGTGACCTGTGCAGCTTTACCATTTACCATCATGTAAATAACTTCACCACCAGCAGATGCAGAACCACCACCATGGGAAAGTGCAACAGAGAAATGAATAACTGCGGAAGCAGCATTCGTTCCACCACTCAAAGCAATAGCAAAAAGTTCAGTGTTTTTATTTGCACCTTTAAACTTTTTGCACATTCTGGACAGCATAGAGCCTGATCCAAAATATCCATCTGCCACATTCTCAGAAGTGATTGCCAGAACCTTAGCAAGATCAGCAGTACCAGTAGATCTTTTCTGGCCTACAATCAATACTTTATAAGGGTTGGCAACAAGACCTTTTAAGGCTCTGCTGTTATCAACTTCAGAGTATGCACCAGGAGTCCTAACCGTATTAGGAATGTTATTGAACGAAATACTCATTTATCGTCCTCCTTCTTTTTCTTGTCTGCATTTATGGCTACTATTTCTTTCTGTATAGATTTTACAACCTCTACAGTACCATCCAAAACTCTACGATTCCAGAAGTTTGTCATTTCCATAAGACAACCATCTGTAGACAAAACAATTTTTGTTACAGGATCTCTTATTAGCAAACCATTTTTAGGTTTCAAAAATTCTTGCATCTTATTCCTCCGATATTCCTGCTATAGATAATGGATATGAAGTAAAAAGATCAGGTTGTGTTACTCCATCTTCATCAATATCTTTATCTTCAATGCCATTCAATCTAAGATCCTCACCTATTTTGGTAAGTCTGCACTTGTATTCAAAACTGTACATGTACCAAAGATATGCTGGTTGTACACCAAGCATTTTACCTCCGGTATAATATATTAAGCTTTCAGCTTCTTTAATATCCCATCCTAATATCGCTGCCCATATTTGATTGCGCACATCATGCAAAAGATTATATGCGGTCACACCTACTTTATCACCAGCAACATTATCATTTTTTAATGCTACAACAACAAGAAATTTCTCTGTCAATACTTGGTCTATTCCAGAATCATACTGATTTGCACCACAAGCATCATCACCAGGAATAACAAAAACAGTTTCCCCTGTTAATGTTTGCGTCATAGCCAATTCAAATTCAACAGCTCCGCCAATTCTATTTGTAAAACGAGTATTTGCATTTCTTATTTTATTCACTATCTTAGCTAATTTCACTGCGTTGCTCTCCTGATAGCTTCCATAATCCTATCTTCAATAGGTATACTTTCAAAAGAAGGAAGAAGCCATGGTCTTTTTAATTTTGGATTATCTGTTTCTTCCAATATTTTCAAATAGTTTACATCAGCAGATCCAACTTCCACCTCATCATTCCTGTCATCTATAGATATAGATCCAACACCACGACCTGTATCAATAGCTGGATAAGATCCTGCAAATGATCTGTAATGAACTACAGATCTACGTGTAACAAAATTACTATTGTCTTTTGGAGTTGAGTTCATACCTATGATAATCGTATTTCGTACCTCATTGGCTATCTTCATGAACTCTTTATGCACATTATCTTTTGCATAATAGCCAATTTTATTTATTGCATTAAAATAGTTATCGAGTCCAATCATTTTACCATTAATAAGAAAATCAGATGCCACTGTATCCAACTCCTATTTCTTCAATTTCTTTTGCACGAATATTAATCCATTCTTGCATTATCTCATCTCTATTTATAGACTCTATTCTAAATCGTCTACCTTTTACCCACTCGTTTCCTTTCTTAAGTAAAATGAACCAATTACTTTTTATAGTATTTGATTCTTGAATATTCTTAAAGGCACTAGAAAATGCTTTAGCTAATTCTGGTCCGATATTAGATACTGAATTCATTCTAATCTTAAACACTACTGATGCTGTTCCATCTTGTGGTTGACCTCTTACTGCTGCAAGATATGATGATTCATTCTTAAGTTCTGCCCAACACTCTGCCTCTGTTGCATATGTAACTATTAATGCTCCTGATTCTTCGTCAGGAACCTCTATTGGCGATTGTATTCTAATTCTGTGCTTTAACTGTGCTGCCAGAATTTGTTTTTTCATATATTTATTTTCCTGAAATATCGTAGTCTTGCTTTTACAGATTCTGGTATGTCATCCATAATTCTAGTTTCATACCACAAAGCGGACCATTCCATAATTGCTAAACGTACTTTTGAAGGTACTGATTTTGGAGTTTCTCCATATCCAGCGTAATAATAGATCCTATATCCAGCACAATTTCTATCTGCTACAGGCCACGAACAGCTTTGCTTGATTACAACTTGATTGGTTTCTGGCGATACAAAATAATTAGATGAAGCATAAATAGTTTCAATGCTATCCTCATCTATCGTAACAATACTAACTACAGAAATTAAAGGAGGTCTCGGCAATTCAATTACTTCTGTGACCCATTCGTCAAACGTCACTGATATTAGTTGCTTAATTAAAGCTTTGCCGAGATAATCCTCCAACTTTTGTCTTGATCCTTCGATGAAATTTGTGATAAGAATATCTTCGTCATTGCTGTCGATTCTATTAAAAGCTTTCACCTCTTCCAAAGAAACAGGTTCAACAGAAGGAGGAGTAACAACCTTCTGATTAAAAATTTGCAATGGAGAAGTGAAAGCTTCGCTTATCATTTTTCATCCTCATCTTTAGCTTTGGCCTTTTTGTTTTCAGGACTTGGCAGAACCTTTTTTTCGTACGCAGGATTTTCTGATTTCAGTTCATCCAAAGTTTCCTGACATATCTGCGCCCAATTATTGCTGATAAATACTTTTACAAGGCTTTCAGAAGTAATATCATACATCTCTCCAGCCTTATAATTCTCTACAGCAATTCCATTTGGTGAACCTGCTACATTCTTTAGCATCTTAACTTTCATTATGATGCACTCCTTTCTGTCACCGATCCTCTACCAACTACTGCCCATACACCATCTGACACTGCAAACAAGTCTACAAAACCCATTGAAGCAGCAGATGCATTAAGCAATATAGAGCTAAGACCAGCAGAAAGCGTACCAATAACACCGGCACCGGCAATCCCGCTAGCAGCACCTGAGAGCATAAGTGTTACTACTGTAGTACTCAATCCGGCATTAGCTCTAAGAACGATCCTGACTCTCTCACCTGCTTCTGCAGAATACAATCTGGCAGAACAAGCAAGCATTGAATTAGTACAACTGATTATGATGATTCCATATTCAGAAGGAAGCACACAAGGTGCACTTCCCCCCAAAGTTGACAGAGCAACACTACCATCAGAGCTGGTAATTACTAATGCTTTAGTACCACGCATGATATTTCTATACTCATTCGCAGTAAATTCTTCATCAACAATTTTAACAGCAGCTCCAGAAGCAAAGTTCTGTCTATCACCATTAGAATCAAGATACACTAATGTTTGTACATTCGTATCCATGATTGTCTCCTATTTAATCTACAGATTCGTTAACAGGCCAATGATTGGGATATCCCACAACAGCATTAGCACCAATCCAACAAGTAGAAGGATTGCCAGAAATAGAAAGATAGAATCTTACATATCTATGGGTTACATCTTTCTTGTATCCAACGAATTGAGGTCTCATGGTGGCACCGGAATTCATTGTAGACTGGAATCCGTATGCAAACACACCTGTTTCTCCAGTGGAATCATACCCACCATAAACAGAATGGATCAGTTGAGAACCAGGAACCACAGACCATCCTGCTACACCAGCAGCAGTAGCCAAACCATGCTGAAGGACATACTTAAAGCAGTCTGCAGCAGAGTTAGCAGCACCTGAATCGCAACTTGCCCCATTAATAATAAACGTAACAGCATCATAAGCTTGAAGATCGATTGTTTCTCCTGCCACAGCAGCGGAACGCAATTCAGATCCTAAAGCAGTGAGCCATCCAAAGTTAGAATATAAATCTCTCATTGCTTCCTCCTATTAAACAGAAATCACACCAATCTTAATGGTGTCGAAATTAACCACATCACCACCAACACGCTTGCGAGTATAGAATTCAACAAACGGTTTAACAGTGAAAGGATCGCGCTGTACAGAAATTCCAAGACGATCTACGATCATATAGGATTCAGCCCAATCAGCAAGTGCTACAGACAATGCATTGGCAGCAACCACAGGCATCGTAGCAGACATGCGAACAGGAATTCCCAAGATGTTAGACTGCGCATCATTCTGAATACCTTGTTTCCAGATATAGTCACCCATACCATTCTTCAAAAGCATTGCAGCCATTACAGTTGTACGATTCATAAGCCATGCAGTCATTGCACCCAAAGACCCATCCAACAGGTGGTATTTAATTCTCACAAAACCATCGGCAGTAAGATTAGCAGCAGCACCCATAGCAACCTGTTCGATCTGACCATATGCAGTACCGTTGGCATAAGTCAAGAAACCTTTAGGTTTACCAACACCGTCACCAGTAACAAAAGCAGCAGCTTCAGTTCTCGAAAGACGTTGTGCAATTTTATTTGCCAACCAGCTTTCAATATTGATACCACTATCTTCAAGGATCTGCTGTGTCGCGCGCGGGCGAGCGTACATAGTACCTACATGAATTGCTTTCTTTTCAAGCCTGGAAGTATCTGTTTTTGCACCAGTAACTGTTTCAGTTTCCCATCCACAATCTGCCTGATCGATATCTACCAGCATTTCAATTCTTTCACCTGTAATAGATTCTACAGACGCAAGCTGTCTAATAGGATCGGTTTCAAAAAGTTTCTGAATAATTCTGGAAGACATAGCAGGAGTTACTGTATACCCACCATCAGGATCGACCCCAACAGAAAGATCTTTACGATCTTGTGGAGTAATCATAGAATCTTGCATACGTGCAAATTTTTCAAATGCTCGTTTGTAAGAATCAAGTGTGCCAGAAACGTCTGTCTTCATAAAAGAATCGAGTTGTTCCAGAGTAACACCTTTTCCTTTTGCCTGAATAGAAAGAATATCCGCAGCAAAACATTTAATTTCACTATCAAGTTTTTCTCTCTTTTCTGCAGACATGTCACCAGCAATAGGTGCACGTTTCAGTAAAACTTCTACAGCTTCTTGAGAAGCTTTTAAAGCAGCAATGCCTTTGTCCATTTCTTCCTGACGAGTGGAAACTTCAGCAGCCAGTTTAATAGCTTTCTGCCAGTCTTCGCCATTCTTGTCTTGCTTGTCCACAGTTTCTTTTAACTTTGAATAAGTCTTCTGCATTTCCTCGTAATTCGCTTTGGTATTTGCACCAATGCTTTGCACTTCTTTGGCTACAGCGAGTGCAATTTCTTCTGCCCCTTTATCTTTAAGGGCATCAATGTTAAACGTAGTTTCAGCCATTATATCCTCCTGAACT